CTCATAGTTTTCTCTTCATCTACATTCAGTTGATCAATCCACTTCTTAAATCCGTGATGATAGACTGTATATTCTTGCCACTTATCTCCAGATTCATCTATAAAATCAACTGACTCATCAGAATCTATAGAGCTTATTTTTTTTCTACGTGTATATGTTAAAAGATATGCTGGTTCGATTCCAGATGTAGTTTGTGTTAGAGTAGATACTGATCCAGCAGGTGCTGTAGTTGTTAGAGCTATATTTCTTCTACCCCACTTTTTGTTTAAATCCCACAAACTAGAATCTTCCTTCCATATTCTAGAAAGAAATTTATGATTTTTCTCTCTTTCTGGATCATGAATTGGGAAGCTACCTCTTTCCTTTGCAAGGATACAAGATGATCTATATGCACTTAAACACAGATGTTTATAAATTTTCTCAACTATGGTAATTGAATCTTCGCTTCCATATTTCACTCCAATATATGCTAACATATCTCCAAGTGCTGTAATTCCTAATCCAGTTCTTCTTCCAGTAAGCGCTCTATCTCTAACATTTTTCCACATTTCCATTTCTATTTTTTTAACAGAGTCAGGTTCAGGATCAGACTGTATTTTAGAAAGAATTTTATCAATTTGTTCAATTTCAAGATCTATCATATCATCCATTAATCTTTGTGCCTTTTGAACAACACTGTCAAACTTTTCAAAATCAAATGATGCATTTTCAGAAAATGGACTATTTACAAAGCTAGCTAAATTTACAAGCATTAATCTACAGCTATCATACGGAGATAAAATTATTTCTCCGCACGGGTTTGTTGATGAGGATTCAAAACCATAATCTGCATAAAGATCTGAAGGTGTATTTTTCTTTGCTGTATTCCAAAAAAGCACACCTGGTTCAGCAGCGGAGTGAGCTGATTCTGTTATGAGACTCCAGACTTCTCTTGCTGAAATCTTATTAGAAACTATAGGGTCTGAAGAGTCTACGGGAAATTTGGCTTCATATTCTTTGTCATTTTCAACTGCATTCATAAATTCATCAGAAACTCTAATAGAAATATTTGCCCCTGTTATACGAGCTAAGTCTTGTTTAATCTTTATAAAGTCATGAATTTGTGGATGATGAACAGATATTGTGAGCATTAATGCTCCTCTTCTTCCTCCTTGTGCTACCTCTCTGCACGAATTAGAAAATCTATCCATAAACACTTCAATACCATCTGTGGTTCGAGCTGCATTTGCTGTCGAAAGACCTTTTGGTCTAATTGTACTAAGGTCAAACCCAACACCCCCTCGACGTTTTGCAATCTGGACAAGCTCCTGATCAGTCTTTAATATTCCCCCATAGGAATCATACGGAGATTCAATGACAAAACAATTAGAAGTACTTTGAACCTGATATGGATTTCCTATTGCAGACATGGGACTTCCTTGAGGTATGACGTACTTAAAGTCCTTAAAAAGAGAATAAATTTCATCAAATGCAAGTGGGTTTTCATATTGTGACTCAATTCTTGCAAATTCTTTTGCAAGTCTTATATGCATATCGTCTGGTGTCGTTTCGTGAAAGTTTCCATCTTTATCAGTAAGTGCATATTTTCCCGCAAAGACACTTGCAGAAAGAGAATCTCCGTCAAAATACTCTAAACTTTTTTCAAAAGTTCTCTTATAATCTCCCACAGTTTTCTCCTTTTACATTAATCTACTCAACTGGATTAATTTGTTTCCACTTTTCTCGAAGTATATTTTTCATATCTCTATTATCATAATTAATTACCTCATTAATTGTCATTTCTGATGAGTCTTCAATAATTGAAATTTTAGATATTGAGCAGTCTATTTTTATTGGAAAAAGTAGTCCATCTCTTCCTGCACGATTTTTTGCAATAAATAATCTTCCGTGCCCAGACGCTTTTTCTGCTGGCTTTCTAGAAAGAGATAAGACGACATCAGCGACCATTGCCTTTCCATATGCCTCAGACATATTTTCAAGACCTACAATATCAGAATTAGCTGCATCTCTATTAGCTTGACTTGCAGTCCATATTGGAATATTTAGTTCCATTGCAAGATTTCTTAATTCTTCATAGACCAATTTTAGCTCGTGCCTTAGTGAATCATATGTCCTAGATGATCTCATAATATCAGCGTAATCTATAATTACTAAGCTTGGAACAAATGACTTTAATAAAAGTTTTTCAATATGATTTCTAATTGTAAGAATAGAAGCAGATCCTGTTGGGTACTCCTTGATAATAAGTCTGCCTAACTCAGAATTATTATACTTTTCAATAACCTCATCTTTCCGTTCAACAATATCATTGCTTGAAATTGAGCATAGATTACTATCATATCGCAGACCAACTGATCTTTCCGACAACTCAAATGTATAATGAATTACATTTTTTCCAGCTCTTAGTGCTTCTGATCCTACATGAACTAAGAAATGTGACTTTCCTACTCCAGTAGGTGCTGTAATTACTCCAAGCTCTCCTCTTCCAAGACCACCATTCAAAATATCCTTTTTATCAATCTCTTTGATACCTGTAGGACATGTAGACCTATTGATTTTTATAAATCTAGCTTCGCAATCTTCAAAAAAATTATGACCCAGTGTCGCAGGCTCCCCTCTAGAAATAGCTTTTTTCATCAAAGAAACAATAGAATCATACTGTTCTGTTGCAATAAGATCCACAGCACCTTCAAGTGCTTCTTTAAGGGCCTGCTTTTTACAAAAATCAAGTGATTTATCTTTTACAAATTTTAAATCTCCAACACTAGGGTTTGACTTTATTCGATGTAAAAATTCAATAATTTGATCTCTTAGTATTACATCATTTCCTTCTCTAAGATCATCCCTGATAATAGTAACAAGAAGAGGAAGTGTAGGGAAACACTTGTATTTTTCATAATAAGAAAAATATCTTTTGGTGAGATATTGAATGTAAGCATGCTCAAAAAATTCAGGTGTCATAACCTCTATCATTTGTGCTGCCCAGGTCGTATCAGTTATAAATGCCTGAAATATTTTTTCTTGAAATGACTTTCCATACTGTCCAAAAGATGTATTTTCATTCATTTAGTAAATTCCTATTATTAAATTAAGTTTTTTGTTACAAGAAATAGTCTATCAATATTAAGATTCTGTATGAGCTCTTTCTTTATAATTTTCATTGCATTCATTTTATTTCTTACTGGCTCAAAAGTATCAATATCTTGATTTAATTTTTGAATTTGAAACGAAGATAGGTTGTTTGTATCTAATATAATTAGGCGCCAATTTCTTCTAATCACCTCTTCAGATTTTAAAATTGAACTAAATATTTTGATATTACTTCCTAATTCAATCTGATCATTTGCAGCGACCAATAAGTCATCTACGGAAAGTGATTTTTTTAATTTCAACATTTTAAATCTTTTTGATAAAGTTTTAAAACCTGCTCCTTTTACCCCGGGAATACTATCTGATTTATCTCCACATACTGCTTTTGCTAAGCAGAAATTTTCTGCAGATATTTCAAATTTATCTCTTACCTCTTTAAAGCTAACAAATTTTTTCCACGTTGGCGAATAAATTAATGTTTTGTTATCTAAAAGTTGATAAAAATCCTTATCTGAAGAAACTATAACCTTTCTTTCGTTTCTTAAATTGTATTTGCAGATATATCCAATCACGTCATCTGCCTCACAATCAGGAACATACATCTGCCTAATTGAAACGTTATTTAATATTTCAATTATTGTTCTTATCTGATAATTTCTATTCTGAACTGTATCTGGCAGATCTGTATCATAATATCGATTCAATTTTTGAGGCTTTCTTCCTGACTTATAATCTGGGTAGATATCTCTTTTTCTCTTAGAGCCTCCACCTTCCCATATAACCCATATAGAATCTGGTGAAAATTTTTCACATAGGTTCATTAAAGAGTTAATTGTCCCTATGACACCCCCTATCTGTTCTCCATTTTCTGTGGTTGAAGGGTTTGCAATATAATGACGAGTAAATACATTAAGACCATCTATTATTATATGAGTTTTTTCAAATTTCTCCATCACTTCTCATTCAATTTCAAGCGCTATTGCCTCTACCTCGACTAGTGATTCTAGATCTATGTCTGGATCTGTATTGAATTTCTTTACCATTACTACTTCTAAAAGATCATCAATATATACAGAATACTCCTCAGAATCTATGATTTTATCAAACTCATTTTTTCTAAATTTTTTCTCTATAATGACCTCTCCTGTATTCTTATCAGCTACCTGGAGATATTTCCACCCACCAGTACCAGAAATTTCTACAATGTTTTTCCCTACAATCTCTGGGCCATTTTTTCTTAAGATGTCAAAAATTTGCTCATGCTCTCTTATTCCAACACCAAAGTGAATTTCAAAATTTACAGTTCTAAATGGAGGAGCAACCTTATTTTTAATTGTCTTGGCAGAAACATGAATTCCAATTACATCATCACCATCTTTTATCTGCTGACCAGCACCAAGCTTGATACGTGTAGACGCATGAAATGGAATTGCTTTTCCTCCTGGAGTTGTTGTAGGGTCACCAAACATAACACCAATTTTAGTCCTAGTCTGATTCAAAATTACAAACAGAATATTCTGATCTCCAATAACACCAGTTATCTTTCTCATTCCCTTTGATATCGCACGAGCTTGTAAGCCTATAGACTCTTTGTCATAATCACCTAAAAGTTCAGCTTTTGGAGAAGACGCAGCAACAGAATCCCAAACAATTGTAATTGGAACATCCTTATTCATTCCCTTTGCTTTGAGAATTGTCGCCTCAGCGACCTGAAAAACTTCCTCGGTGCAATGTGTGTCAACATAGACAAATCGATTTGATACATCAACGCCCAGCATTCTTAAATTTTCTACTGATGTAGCATTCTCTGTATCAATGTAAACAATAATTCCTCCCATGCTTTGTGTTGACCTTGCTATCTGGGTTGCAATATGAGATTTTCCAATAGATGGTGGTCCAAATATTTCTATGATTCTACCTTCAGGAAGTCCACCATCCCTTCTATTGGAGCACGTATAATCAAGTAACCTTGAGCCTGTTGAAATCCATCTGTTAACATGTGTAGGCGAATCATCAATTGATAGATTATAAGCAACTCTAGATCCGTGATCTTTGTTTAATGCTTTAATTAAATCAGAAGTAAAGTCCTCTGGNGTATCCTTTGACATATTTTTTCTTTCCTTGTGATACTATCATACAGATATCTGTATGCTTTGTTCAAAGAAAAACCCGCCAGGATTATCCTGGCGGGCTTATATCATACAAATATTTTATTTCAACTAAGCTATATTAATCACTCATGAGATCATCAAATGCATCGTCAATACTTGTAAACTTCTTTTGAGATGCTGCTGCAGTCTCAGCAGAAGTATCATTTGAAGTATCTGAGTCTGATTCATCTTCATTAAGCCAGTCACTAACAAGCTTAGAAAGCTCATCGTAAGACTTACATGAATATACATCATCTAGATTTGGAATTTTACTCAGCCATTCTTGTGTCTGATCAGTTTCGCTAGAAAGCATAGATTGCTTTCCTCGTGGACGAACTTCTGTCATTGCCCATCTCTTTCCAGGCTGCTTAGAGCAAACAACCTTAATGTCACGACCAGTTGTTGGATCTGTTATATCTCCATAGTCTTCATCAAGCATAAGACCTAAAAGATTCTGATATACAGTCTTTCCAAATCCCCAAATTTGAACACCTTTATCTTCTTCACCGCGAATAATAACTGGCGCATAAGTTCTCATCTTAGGATATAGCTTCTTTGCTAGCTCATATGATTCCTTACTTCCGTCATCTCGCAATGTTGTAATCAACTCCTGAATCGGATCTGGATCATTGAACTGATAAGGCGCTAGTAAGCCCCGATTATTACCAACTCCATAATAAAACCACAACTCCTTAAAGGGCTGCCCATCATTATCGGGAAAAGATAGCAACCGTACGGTATGCTCCTCCCCCTCTGTAGGTCTCCACATAGAAGACCTGTTCTTTGTTACACCGCTTAAACGGTCTAGTTTCTTTTTAATTGCGTCAAAGTCAATTGCCATTGTAACCTCCAATATTTAATGTTCAATGTTTACTGATGTTTTGTGCTAAGCACAAAATAATAATATGCTATATTGTATCTAGTGTTCAATTTTTAATTTAATTTTTTATTATTAGCTGGCGCCGCCAAAAGCACCTGCAACAGCTCTTATCGTACTGTCACGCCTCTCTTTTCTCTCAGCAGCAGAACCGTAACCAAGAGGTTGCATGTAACCAGATACAGAATCTTGTTCTTCCATGTCATCATCATCGTCATCATAGTCATAATCTGCCATAATTCTAGATATCTTTCCGCCCTGATGTCCACCAGGTCTACCAATAGATTCATTCTCTTCTGAAAGTACGTTTCTAATGAGTGTCCTTAAAGACTCCTCTTGAACTGAATCTGGTCTAGACTGGTAGGAAACAACACCGCCGTCAGCACGATATTTAACAAGTGTGTCATCATATTCATCTTGAATCTCAAAATCTTCCTCTTCCTCCTCTGTTTGAGGTGGCCGTCTATACTCATAGCCATCAGGCTTAGGAGTGTAGTATGATTCTGTATCTCTGGTTGCTTCTCTTATAAATTGCTTTAAGAGATCTAAGTCTCTTGATTCTTGTATAGTCATTGTACATGTATCCACGTTAAAGGTAAAAGTGTCAAGTAGTTTTGTTTGTTTTTTCTGCTTTTTGTAGCACTCAATAAGATCTGCCATCAGAATTATTCTTTTCGTAGAGGCACCAAACAATTTTAAAATTTTATCAACATGAGGCTGAAGTTTGCTTGGAATGATGTCAGAATCTAAAAATTTTAACACAGCTGAAAGAGACCATCGAAGCATTGTATTAGACAGAATAGCTCTCATTATAATATTTCCGCCGCCAAGACCATGCCATTTTGCCCATCTTGTTCCCCTAAATGCTGTAATTCCTTTCCTTAGGCTGACCAAAAATGATATACCGTCACCTACACCTGCATCTGGAATAGCCTCAAGAAGGACCTGAATCAGATCAATAAATTGAGTCAGTATCTCATCAATACCTTTCTGGAGTTCATCTCTAGTTGTATCATTAGGAGAGTCATAAAATTCATTAATAATATCGTCAGAATCACTCATTGCTGTATTGAGTTGACTTATATTTAATGCTATAAATCCGAATTGAAATACTTGTTTAACAACTGGCGGTGCTGCCAGTCCAAGGAGACTGCGAANGGCGTCCCCTCCTATATCAGTGATGGCACCAACGGCGACGTCAGCTGAACTGCGTTCACTAATTCTATCAATATCTGATAGNCTGTAGTTACTTCCGTACACCATTGTGTCTTCATCAAGCGGATTGAAATGGAGATTGGACTCTTTTCTCATTGGACTGTTTTTCCCCAAGCCGTACCATGTAAGATCGTCTGGATCTTCTATACGCTTATAAATATCATCGTCACCCTCATCTTGCTCAGGAAACATTGGACCGGTAGTAATTTCACCCCAGTCTTTATTTACCCTCGCCAAGTAAGAGCTATATGTAGAGTCTGCAGATTGACTTGGTGATCCTTGATCGTCTTTATACGGAGGTCGACGGGGACGACCTAGATACTTAGATCCATCACCGCTACCATCAACAGCACCTGCAACGGGAATTCCAATTCCTCTACCTGACCACACGGCACCTTGCGGTACATGTTGAATTGTATCAGAATATGCTTTTTTAAAAGCCTTTGATTTTATTCCTGGCATCTCTGATATAAATATTCACCAGTATTATAAGTTAACGATTTCTTTCTACATGAATTGAAACCGACTTTGCGTGTTGCAAGAGAAGGGCAAGAGTGGGCTCACTGTGCACATAAAACCTATTCTCCTCAAAGTGAGGACCTGAAGCAAGCTGAATAGCAAGCCACTCATCAGGAGTTAATCTGACACCAAAGCTCTGAAGGATGTACAGTGTCCGATGGGACACAGACATCTTCTGCAATTTATCATTATACACATAGTGTTGTCCTAATTTTTCCCTGTGCCATTCAGATTCCTGTTCTATAAAGTAGTCATTGTCAAGATCTCCCACCTTACCGAGGTCGTGAAGAAGCCCTGTTTTTAGTATAGGCGCCACGGCTATATTGTAGCCCAAAGCATCGTTAAGTGTTCTCATTGTCATAGTTGTATCTAATACATGCTGTACCATTCCGCCGGGTTCACAGTTATACTGATCTAATCTGCTTGATGCTGGACACATTACAATTCTTTCGCCCAGCGACTCAAGAAGATTATTTAAACTAGAGTCACTCAGTCTCTTGCATAACTTTTCAAATGTTACCCAATTTTTCTCTATCTTTTCAATATTTCTAGTCTCACTCATGATATCTCCTTTAGTTTAACTGGAAATGTGGCATGAACCTTCTCAGATTCAAACCCATCTTTACAAATACTTTTAAATACATTAAAATCATCTTTGTGAATATCAATGATTATAGCATCGTGAATAAGGTACAATGTCTTAAATCTTATCTTCATGCTTTGTGATTTTTCAATTATTTTTTCAAATATGTCAAAAGCAACGTCAACAGCTGAAGACTGAATAAGATAATTCATGCTAGGCGTAGTGGTGAAAATTTTTCTACCGTGCGTGTTTGACATATAGCCGCGCTCAGCAACTTGATCATTTAATATTTTTTCAATCTCATCAACCATGAAATACTTTCTTATCTTGTCAATAAGAGCTTTTGAATTGACTGTTGCTGGAACGTAGCTAGAAAGTGAATGGTGACTTGCACCGTATATAGATGAGAGCGTGGCTATTTTTGCAGTTTGCCTGTCAATTTTAACTCCAGCCAAATTTGAAATTATTGTGTCATACACATCATCTGTATAAGTTTTTCCTGTAAGACTAAGTGCAACTCTTGGTTCAATTGAAGAAACATCTATCTCTATTATCATTCCATCGTCGTAAGAAGATTGAAAAATCTTTCTAAAATCCTTTCTAAGAGTGAGAATATTGGGACCACTTTTAACTGTCATTCTTCCTGTTTTTGAAGAAGAAAGAGAGTAGATTGTTTTCTCACACTTTCCATTTTTATCAGCTTTAAATCTTTTTAGTGTCCCAAGTGTCTGATGCGCGGGTTGATTCACAGTAGCTATAATATTTTTAATCACATCATTATCAACGATAGGTGTAGAGAGGCCCTGGAGTATCCCACGATTTCTTAGAAAGGTTGTTATATAGTAACTGTTAGCCTCATCATTTATAACACACCAGAGCTGATCTACAAGGTGTTTGATATACTCTACATATGACTCTCGAGGTATACAGTATCTCCACGGAATATCTTCACTATTTTGGAGAAGAGGAATGATAGCTTTACCAAACTTTGTCTCAGACAAAGATTCAATTTCGATACCAAGACTACCTAGAGGCTCTCTAATATCCCTGCTATTTTCAAAACCCCAGAAAACAGATAGAGGGTCAAAATCTTCAGACCATTCCCATGAATCTCCGTCAAAACAAAGGTGTTTAACAGACCCTATCTCACGCGATGCTATAACAATATTCATAGATTAAATTTACATCGTGTAGAGTCACATGTTCAATTTAAAAGCTAGACTGTTCTGTGCTCTTCAGTGCTGTCTGAAGTGACTTAATTGTTGCGCTTCCATTATACTTAAGCGTGACATTTGTCGTGAATTCACCGGCAGTAATACTGTGCCTTATTCCTACAACATAATAAAAGTTATCAGCAGTAGTTCCTGTACCCATGTCAACATAAAACTTCTGACCATACTCAATAAGCGGAAATCCCATAATGGCCATGTCTGCAGATGTAGGAATAACAAATACATCTTGAAGAATATTATCTCTATTTTGTGAACCTAAGTTAGACTCTCTCTCTGTTATTGCGTTTAATAAAAGTGTATTATTAACATCACCTGACGTACTACTTGACATTCGTATGCTTTTAACATTTGTAAACTGTGTACCAAGTGTAACACTTGGGACAACTGACTTTATGGCGTCTTTAAGTGTTCTCATATCCAAATTTGGAAAATAAGACGTTCTATCCTTTTTCTCATCATCTATGTCAACCTGATGATCACTTGAGACTATTTCACCTTTGTCAAGCTTACTATCAAAAATACCTACTCCCCTAGTAGATCTTGACTGTGACTGGTTGAGCTCCCTAGTACTTCCAGATGATGTATCGGGAGCAGATTTTCCTGTTGTGACTGTAACACCGCTTGATGATGCTAGTTGATTTGCCAGTCTTTCTTTAAATCCTATTCCTGCCTCAGCATCATAGACATGTATTCTCATTATTGATTTACGAGGATTAATCTTATAAGATCCATCGTCATCTTTCTCATAAGCTGGAAGCGTCTCCATAAAAACATTCACGTCTGGAACGGAAAATTTTAACTCTCTTTCGCCGCCCATCTCCTCATAAATTTCGCCAAGCCTCTTGTTAAGTGCAGACCTCTCCTTTGTAATTAACTCATTTTTCTCTTCAGATGAGTATTTCTTATCTTCTTTAACTGTACTTATTCTAGCATAGTATTTTTCTAGACCATAATTGGGATTATCAATTTTCTCAACTGTTTGACTAAACAGGCTACTCATAAATGTTTTAATTGTCATTCCGGGTGATTTTGCAGATATTTTGTGCATTACCTTATCAAATCCAACAATTTTAAATCTAGCTAGAGATTTATTCGCCATATATCCTGCATGATCATTGAATGGATAAAATAAAAATTGAACTTCATCAAACTTTCCACATGTAGCTAATGAAGGGCCAACCATTGTTAATAAAACTTGGCCTAGTGAAGGAGAGTATATATGTGTTACTTTAGACTCGCTAGACTCACCTGAGTTTTGTGGTTGCTCAGATGAAGATCTTCTCAGTGCATATGCAAGTATCTCTGACGAAACTGTATCATCATCATCATTAAATACGTCTATTAGTCTTAGTGCTGCTTCTTTTTTTGCTATCTCATCTCTTAGTGTGGAGTACTTTGTAGAATCTGTACTATTTGTTTCCATATTTTCAAGCATAGTAGTCAGTGTAGACTTTACATTAGCTGCAACAGTCACAGCATCTTGTGCATTTTTCTCAAGATCTTCGTCATCATTTGCATCTTTTAAAAGTGTAAGTATCTCTCTATACTGTTCAATTGGAATAAGTGCTCTTGGAGATCTAATATTTGCAAGTTTTAATGAAATTCCCTGTCGAATATCTCTTAAAATTTTCTTATTTGAAATCTCTTCTCCAGATATAGATGCCATCTCTGTAGAAAAAAGGATTCTTTCCATCAAACCTTGCAAGTTTACAGCAGAGACAAATTCCATTCCAGATCCTATGGGAAGATTATTCATCTCTGTAGCTCCTCGTGTTGCCAGTCTCATTGTAATTCTAACCTGCCCATTGTCAAGGATATTAATATTAGATACGACAATATTAAAAATGGCGCGGCCTCTTAAGGAATTTAGAAAATCAGCATATACATTTCCTATCGTTGCACCTGTGGCCTGTGGGTGTGTCCACCCATATTCAGCTATAATATATGTAGATGCAAATTGATCAGCAGCTATGAGAGGTGCAATCTCTGGCATTCTTGACCTATCATGCAGAAGTACTGTAAGTGTGCCTGTTTTATTTGCAAGGATATCCTGTCCAAGACCTGCTACATCTACTGTCATTGACTCCAGTGACATAAGCGGGGCTGCTGGGTTTAGTACACCCTTAGGGTTTGTCATGTCAACCATTGTTTGAGGAGCTGTGAACATTTCCATTCCTGCAGCACGTACCTTTTTTGTTACATCAGCTTGATCTGCTCCGAGTTTCACAGATACATTTGTTGGAA